CCAACACTTTGGATGTCGTAAAAATTCAAAGGTATTTCATGATTTCTTTCTTAAATTTTATAATGATGTATTCTTCCCCACTCTAGAAAAAGAAGGGATTACTACGATTGTAGATATGGGAGATACCTTTGATAGTCGTAAAGGTATTGATTTTGCTGCTTTATCATGGGCAAAAGATCATTACTATGATCGTCTCGCGCAGATGGGTTGTACAGTGCATACAATAGTTGGTAATCACACAGCTTACTATAAGAATACAAATGAGATAAATGCTGTTGATCTTTTACTTAGAGAGTATGATAATGTAAAAGTATATTCAGAGGCAACAGATATTAAGTTAGATAAGTTAAATGTGTTACTAATACCTTGGATAAACTCTGATAATGAAGAGCAAACAATGGAGGTTATCAGTAAATCAAAATCACCTTGTGTGATGGGACATCTTGAATGTAAAGGGTTTGAGATGAACAAGGGATTTTTTATGGATAAAGGAACTGATGTTAAAATATTTGATAAGTTTGAGAGAGTTTACTCAGGTCACTATCATACAAGATCTGATAATGGAAAAGTTTATTATCTAGGTAATCCATATGAGATGTATTGGAATGATGTAGGAGACAATCGTGGTTTTCATATTCTTGATACTGATACAATGAAGCATACACCTTATAACAATCCATACAGTATATTCTTGAATCTATATTATGAAGATGATGATGCACAGCTTCTTGATACAAGAGAGTTTGCAGGTAAGATATTAAAGTTAATTGTTCGTAAAAAGACTGATCCTAAAAAGTTTGAAAGATATATTGATAAGATATACGCATCAGATGTTCATGAACTTAAGATACTTGAGAACTTTCAACTACAAGAGAACGAAGAGTTTGAAGCATTTGAATCTGAAGACACTCTTTCGATATTAAATAGATATGTGGAAGAGTCTGAGATTGATTTGCAAAAGTCAACAATACAGGATATAATAAAAGAAGTATACCAAGAGGCATGTGAAGTAATCTAATGCACATCATCACAATCGACGGAAAAGAAGATGCAGGAGCTTACTCTGTTCAAAATGAACTGGGTGAAGATGTTTTGTATATCTTTGAAGAAGAGGATGATGCAGTTCGTTATGCCATGATGTTAGAGGATAAAGGTTATCCTGAGATGCATGTGATTGAGGTTGAACCCGCAACTATGATCGCTATGTGCGAAACTCATGAATATGACTATACTATAATTACACCTAATGACATTGTAATACCACCAGATAAAAAAAATCATGATCTTATTTGAAAAAGTTCGTTGGAAGAATTTTCTCTCTACAGGTAATCAATATTCAGAAATAGATTTTCAAGGTTCTCCTACAACATTAATTGTAGGTGCAAATGGTAGTGGAAAGAGCACAGTTTTAGATGCACTTACATTTGGATTATTTGCAAAACCATTTCGTAAGATAAACAGAAGTCAACTAATCAACACTGTCAATGAGAAAGATTTATGTGTTGAGGTAGAATTTAAGATAGGAACAATTTCTTGGAAAGTAATAAGAGGAGTCAAACCTAATATATTTGAGATATGGAGAAACGATAAGTTACTTGATCAGGCTGCATCTGTGAATGATCAACAGAAATGGTTAGAGCAGAATGTAGTGAAGATGAATTATAAATCTTTCACTCAAATCGTGATACTGGGATCAAGTAATTTTATTCCGTTCATGCAACTAAACGCACCGAATCGAAGAGAGGTGATTGAGGATCTTTTGGATATCAAGATATTCACATCAATGAATAATATTCTGAAAGAGAAGTCTCGAAAAGTAAAAGATGAAGTCAAGACATTAGATTTAAAAAGAGAGTCTTTGAATGATAAAGTGAAGATGCAAGAGAAGTTTATCTTGGATGTTGAGACTCGTGGTAAGGAAGATATTGAACAAAAGAAGAAAAAGAAAGATGCACTTGCTGATGATATATGTGTTTGCATCATGCAAAATGAAGATGCAGAGGACACGATTTTTGGTTTAAAAAAGGAGCAGGAAAAATTAACAAACACAACAACTACGTTAGCGAAACTTAACACTTTGAAAGGTCAAATTGGCAATAAAGTATCGACCATTACGAAGGAGCATAAGTTCTTCAGTGAAAATGTAACATGCCCTACATGCACCCAATCTATAGAAGAATCCTTCCGTTTAAATAGAATTAGTCACGCTCAAACTAAAGCAAAAGAGCTTAAATCCGGTTACGAAGAACTGGAAAAAGCAATAGAAAAAGAAAAAGAAAGAGAGCGTAAATTCACTAACTTATCAAAGGAGATCACTAGACTCACGCATGGCATTTCTAAAAACAACACTCTTATCTCTAACTGCCAAAAGCAACAAAGAGAACTTGAAAATGAAATTCAAACACTTACCAATCAACTTGAAAACAGAAATACTGAGCATGAAAAGTTAGAAAAGTTCAAATCTACCTTACAGGAGACCTATGAGTCCTTAGCCACCAAAAAAGAAACAATTAAATACTTTAATTATACTTACGAGTTGCTAAAGGACGGGGGAGTTAAATCTAAAATCATCAAGAAGTATCTACCGCTGATAAATCAGCAAATAAACCGTTATCTACAGATGATGGATTTTTACATAAATTTTACTCTAGATGAGGAGTTTAACGAAACCGTCCAATCCCCAATTCACGAAGATTTTTCATATGCATCGTTTAGTGAGGGAGAGAAACAAAGAATAGATTTAGCATTGTTATTCACTTGGAGAGAAGTTGCCAAGTTTAAAAATTCAGTATCAACAAACTTAATGGTATTGGATGAGGTATTCGATAGTTCACTTGACGGTCAGGGAACAGAGGAGTTTTTAAAGATAATCAAATACGTTATTGAGGATGCAAACATATTTGTCATATCACATAAGACTGGCCTAGACGATAGGTTTGAAAATGTGGTAAGATTTGAAAAGATTAAAGGATTCAGTAGGATGTCATCATGATTGGAATAGTTGGTAATGGTTTTGTTGGCAATGCTGTCTATCAAAACTTTCGAGATAAAACACAATGTAAGGTCTATGACACTGATAAGAATAGATCTTTGAATAGTCTAGGAGATGTAATAAATCAAGAGTTCATTTTTGTATGTTTACCAACACCAATGAGATATGGTGGTGAGTGTGATCTATCAATACTTGATAATTTTTTTGAGGGATTGCCAGATCATATCACAGGAACATTTGTAATTAAATCAACAGTACCAGTTGGAACAACAAAGAAATATTATGAACGTCATAATGTCATTCACAATCCAGAGTTTCTAACAGCAAGAAATGCAATCAAAGACTTTGCCAACTCAGAAAGAAATATTGTCGGTGGCGACATGGATCTCTGTGTTGACTTTGTTGCTATGTTTGAAAAATTTTTCCCTGAGATACCAAGCATCATTACCACCTCTGACGAAAGTGAAGCGATTAAGTATTTTTCAAACACATTCCTTGCCTATAAAGTAGCATACTTCAATAAGATATATGATTTCTGTCAAGCTGTTGGCATGGATTATGATGTGGTATGTGAGGGTGTAACTGCTGATAGTCGTATTGGTAAATCACATACTAAAGTTCCGGGTATAGATAATGATAGAGGATTTGGTGGCACTTGTTTTCCAAAAGATCTGAACTCATTGATTGTTCAAATGGAAAATCTTGATGTCAACGCTGACATGCTCAAAGAGGTGTGGAAGTATAATCAACAGATCAGAAAAGTTATTGATTGGCCAGTGACATGAAAGTATTAGTAACAGGACACCGTGGATTTATCGGTAGATACGTGTTCGCAGATTGGAGACGTGAACTTGGATATGAAGTACACGGTATCGATAATCCTGATGATGTAGGTAATTTTAAGGGTGGTGATTATGGATTAGTCATTCATCTCGCAGCATGGGCAGACATACGTGAGAGTCTTGAAAAACCAGAGGCATATTATATCAACAATGTAGTCAAAGCAAAACCCATATTTGATTGGTGTCGAGAAACAAATACAAGACTACTATACGCATCATCAAGTGCAGTAGATGATAACTATTGGGAGAATCCATATGCAATGAGCAAGTGGATCAATGAACAGATGGCACCACCAAACTCCGTCGGAATGCGCTTCACAACGGTCTACGGCCCCGATGTAAGAGCAAATATGATGTATGGGTTACTTCGTGATAAAAAAGCAACCTATGTCACTAATCACAGAAGAGATTGGATTCATGTTCATGATGTTTGTAAAGCGATTCGTTTTCTTGCACCAAGTTCAATCACAGGCCCTGTGCCGATAGGATATGGAGAGTCTGTTCCTGTAAGAAAACTTGCAGAGAAGTTTGGTCAAGGTCATCTACCAGTAAAAGAATACACACCCGGTGAGGCAGAAGATAATGTTGCAGATATATCAATCATGGCAAGCATAGGATGGATGCCTAGTATTAGCGTTTTAGATTCAGTTGATGTATAATTATAGATATAATATGTTAAAGTAGAAT